CCCCAGTTGCTCCTTGCAACCCTGTGCTGCCTTGCAAGCCAGTAGAGCCAACGCCCGTAGCACCAGTAGCTCCCGCGTTGCCTGCAACGCCTGTGCCCGTTGCCCCAGTTAACCCAGTAGAACCAGCCGATCCAGTCGTGCCCGTAGCACCTTGTGGCCCTGTCGAGCCAAAACCAGTTGCACCTTGCAAGCCCGTACTGCCTTGCAAGCCAACACCTGTTGCGCCTTGTGTTCCAGAGCCCGTTGCTCCTTGAATGCCAACGCCAGTCGAACCTTGATAGCCCGTTGCTCCTTGAAATCCAATTCCTGTTGAGCCTTGATACCCGGTTGCGCCTTGGAACCCAGTTGCGCCTCCGCCGCCACCGTGAGTAGCAATGTATTCTAGCAACGTCAGGACGTATTGCCTGTAAACCGCTGTAGAAAGGTTGCTATGAATTCCTACAACTCCAGATGCTCCAGCTATTTGCTGAAGCAAGGTGAGTGCATATTGCTGAAATACTGCGGTAGACAAATTAGACATAACCTTACGTAAGCTAATCAGAGGGGGCTGACCTTAGCCAGCCCCCTCTTCATTAACTCACCTCAAGATTAAAGCCCAGTTGCTGCCGTAGAGCAAGGCAACGGCTGACCGTCAAACGGGCAACGCTTGTACAGAATCGGCATGACGTTCTGCGGACGAATTGGCTGAATTGCGCGGCTGATTTGGTAGATGTGCTGACCAAAGTCGCCGTACAAGTTACAGTCATTGTCGCGGAAGTAAGTCCATTCCAGTTCGCCCATTGCGAGCTGCGGGGCAAACTTAAACGTGCCTTCTCCGACGTAGTTTTCGGGAACCAAACGCTTGAATGCGTCACCTGCAATTACGAAACCTACTTCGTAAGGAGCAGAGACCCAATCAGGGTTGCGGCGTTGTGCAAATCCGTTGGTCACGGCGGTGCTGATGATCGGATTAACGAGCACCAGATTTCCGTTAGAATCGAAGCCAGTAGACCGTAAAGGCTGCTGGTCAATCCCAAACGCAAAGCCACGATAGCCTTGGAACTGGTAGCCGCTGATGGAATCTTCACCGAGCTTGAAGCTGCCAGCGGTTAGGTACAACAGGTCTTCCTTCACGTCGGCGTCGTTGCGAATGTTTTCAATCGCATCGGCGGAGAGCATGACTTGGAAGAATTCGCCTTCCTTGGCGGCGAAAGGCTCGGCGAGCATTTCTTCGCGCAGGAACGTACCAGCCCGGTAGAGCGTCTTGAAGTTCAGAGGACCGTCAGGAAGCGTCTGCGCGAACTTCGTATTGATGTTCTGCATGTCGCCCGTCAAATTGCTCGTGAACGCCGCAGTGGTATTCACGACATATTTGACCCCGGACTGAATGAGATACTGGTAACGAATGTCGGCGTTGATGATTTGAAGAATGGTCTTCTCCAAGCTCACCTGCGCCTGCAAGTACGAACCCTTGAACGCCGTCCGGGCCTGCTTAACGCAGACGCGAGGACCAGCGCCACGGAGCGTCTGGAGGCTGAACTGGTACTCCGTAGAGCCCACTTGGTCGGGAGTAGCGCCGACGCCGCAAAGCGTGGTGTCCTCGACAAACGTGGGGCTTGCCAGAGAAGCAGCCGGGACGGCCATTTCTTCGACTACGGAACGCACAACGTCAGAGACATTAGGGAGAGTTCCCCCGTCTATGCTGTTGATATACGGTGATTTGCGAGCCAAGACCTTTGCGATCTGGCCGATGATGCGGTTAACGTCTTTGCTCGCAAAATTTTGGATTGTTGCGAGAGGGATACAATTGTTTGTGTCTGCCATAACAGTGGTATTTAAGGTTTCTATCTAGGGTTGGTTTGGTTGGTTTGGTTTTGAGTTGTGTTAGTTTGCGAAGACACGAACCCCAAAGCCTGCCTCTTGACGAGCTGGGTTTGAATAGCCACGTATCAAGGTGCGTTGCGAATTTGCGTCTTGTAACCAACAGCCGCCACGAACCCGGCGACCGTAAAGAGGAGTTGAGTCATCAAAGCACCATTCGTTTACGTTTCCGCTCATGTCGTAGATGCTCAGTTCATTGGCGGTTTTGCCCATGACAGGCTGCGCACCTCGCGCAGGAATGTTGGTGCTTGACCATGCAACGGAGGTTGATGTGTTACTCCCAGAGTAGGTGTACGATCCGCTAGAAACGCCACCCAGAGCTGCCCATTCCCATTCTTTTTCGCTCGGCAGACGGTAGCCAGTTGCGGCTGCATCTACGTTTGGAACAACGTCGCCAGTTGTGTACAACACCGTTGCAACAAGTGTTCCAGTGGCGGTTGCTGTGCCAGACACCACCGTTTGATACGTGAACGTGGTAGCATTCACAACAAACACCGAGCGGGTAAGGTTGTAGCCAGTAGGAGTTGCTCCAGTCACCCGCACCCAAGCTCCAGAAGAGAGCTTGTGGCCTCCGGGAACAATAGCCGTGGCGACCGTGCCAGTGCTGGTCAGCGATCCGACAGACAATGTTCCAACATTGTAAACCGGGGTTAGCGTGCCTTGTTGAATGGTTGCGGCATTGCACCATTTTAGTGCGTCGTACCAGTTGAGAGTCTCAACGGGAGCGGTTGCCGAGTAGCCAGTGCCAGACAAGGAGAGGTCAAACCCTCCAATGTTGCCTGCATATGTGCGAACGGCCAGCCATTCAGTGTAGTTGACTTCGCTTTGACCGACCTTAAAGCCAGTGACTGCCTGCCCTTTAAAATTTGAGGCGGGAGCAATAGCAGAAGTGCCAGCAACTGTTACAAGTGTATTCCAAGCAGCTTCGCTGGTGCTAATGCCCAATGCAGAAACCGCGACGATCAGGATTCCTTTAAGGAACTTCATAGGTGTGTTTTCTAGTGGTTGAGTTTGTTCTGCCTGAACAATAACCAGTTAGAAAACTAGGCTACGTCCAAGCGTGCAATTGCCTGCGCGGCAACGCAAAAGTCTTGTTGTAGCCCCCGTCGTCTGGGCGGATGTTACGACCGTTTGCAGGTTTAGGTCCTGCAACCAGCTTCATGCGGAGAAGCCACACCGTGCTTTGCTTATAGCCTGCCCAATATTTTGAAGCAAACTATTTTTATGACAAAGTGAAAAATATTTTAGCTTTCTTCTAGCTGGCTAAATATTTCCTGCATTTTTGCAGACCGACACTTGTCTCCCCGGCTGTGAACATGCACAACCCTTTCAAGCAGAACGCCAAGCTCTGGTTCACAATTAAGAATATCCACCTCTGGGCGGACATTCCCATCTTCACTTAGATCCTCGGAGATAAATTTCCGAATTGCTCCAAGGCAATGCTCGGCGCTGGCGTAAAACAAATATGCCGGGCCTTCGTTTAGAAGCAGCGTCTTCTTTTCGGCGTCCTTTGCAATTCGGGGCGTTAGGTCAAGGTTCAAGACATCGTAATCCGACATCCAGCCCCCGCCAGCAGCATGCAAGGCGCACCAGCGGGTAAACCTCGATTGAAACCATGCCGCCCGGGCAACGAGGCTGTTGTGCTTATTCAGCTCTTGAGCCAGCTTTTGCTGCAACTTGTTATACAGCGGGCTTCCTTGTGCGTGCGACCTATTAAGCATTACGGGGTTCCAACCGTTGGCAGTCCATGAGGTTTTCCACCAGTTCGCGCAGGCGAATTCTTCGGGCTGATCTGCGGTCGGAATTGATTGATAGAATGCGTATATGTTCATCAGTATGTTTTGTATCCGAGATGCTTCACCGGGACCCCGAGGTCGATGTGGCATTGATGCCCAGCCTTCTTTGCTCGCCTGCAAAACGCAATATCCTCGCTCGCCCCCGTTGTTGGCAAAAAGTAGTCGCCTTTTACTTCTGGCTGAGTGGCGTCGATGTCCTCAAACACTTTGCGGTGAATCATAATACAGCCAGTCCCGATCCAATCGACTGGCGCAACCTTGTCAGAGAACGCCCGGGCGTCTGCGACAAGAGATTGGTCGCTACACATCAGCCGTGCGCCTTCCTGCCTACCAAAATACGCAGCCCCGACAAGCCGCTTACCAGCGCCCATCAGACGGTGAAGAACGTGCCGAAGAAGCGGCTGGTCCAGCATTGTCCGGGTTGACTCAACCCAGCTCTTGTACCAAGCCGCCCGGCCAATGCTTGGAATGATGTCATGGTCGAGCATGAACAGCCACTTGGCGTCAGTCTCGAGAAACTTTTTGGCAATCATGTTCCGGGCAACGTGAATTTCGGTGTTTGTCACGCAATCAAATCGAATGCGATCCTTTCCAAAATCCAGCGCCATCGCCACGAGCGCCATCGTTGTGACCGGGTTGCTGGTTGTGTACCAAGGCAGGCCAACAAAGATGTCCCGCCCAGCAAACTCGCAGCGGTAGGACGGCATTCCGTTTTGGTCATGGGATTCCGTGATCGGGTTCCTAAACGGCTCCGATTCCTCTACGGTTTCTGCTGCCTGTACAGGAACCGTAACGTCAGAAGGCTCTGGCTCCTTAATCTTTTCAAGAGCAGCTTTTGGGCGTCGGCGCCGGCGCTCTTTGCTTTCAATTGCAATATCAATCATGTCGTCACCTTCTCTGTCTCGTTGTTCAAGAGGGTCTGGGTCCGGGTCTGGCATTTTTGATACCGGGCGACCGTCCAGCGTTTGCGGCGGGCGCACTGGAGTTGAAAATGGGTTGGCTGAGTCTAGCGCCGAAAGTGTACGACGCTCCATTGGAGATATTTTTGGCTCCATAATTAAGCACCAGCCTCATCCAGACCCATGTCAATTGCGTCCGAGGCCGACATCTTGATGCGGTCGTTTACATTCCCGCTCTTTGAAGAGGTTTGACCTGACACAGAACTGCGCGGCATTTTCCCAGACGCCTTGATTAAATTTAGCTCTTTAGTTAGCTGTGCAATCTGCTGTTGTAGTTTTGCGCCCTGCGCTTGCTCGTAGCGCAATTGGTTTGTTACGACGTGACTCAACGTCGCTGCGGCAGCAATTGCAGCCCGTTCGCTGGAACTTTTTGGATACAACGCCGAGTTGAACTTGGTTTCTAAATCTTTCACTCCTTCGTTGTGAGCTTGAATGCGTTGCACCTGTTCTGCGGTCGCCCCGAGCGGGATTTCTTGGTAACGTGCCCACGGGACATCCTTTGTCAGATTTTCAACGTAGCCGTAAACCTGCTGAGACTCTTGCTGCTGCATTTCTTGCTGCTCGGCCTGACGTTGTTGCATCCACGCTTCTTGATTCTGGGATGCCATTTCCAAGTCTTGCTCGCGAGATGACTCAATGTCGTCAATCTGAAGCAGCGCATTCTCAAGCCTCCGAGCGTCCACATACCCGTCATCAGTTGCAGCGAGACGGTCTATGGCATTCTTTTTCCACCAAGCCTTTGATACTTTCCCGGGACCTCCAGCATCTTCAATCGACTTAATCACATCTTCCCCAGCTTTGTGTTTACGCAGCAATCCGTAGATGCTTTCCGCACTCTGCTTTAGCGGGATGTCGTATTTTTCCTTAAACTTTGGATCGTTCTTGAGGTCAAATGTAGCCCGAAATTTACGCAACTCATCGTAGTCAGGTGGAGCTTGCTGTTGGCTTTCTGCAAGTTTCTGACGGAGAATTTCAGCCTCTGCCGCCTGTCGCTTGGCCAAGCTGGCGCTTTCCGCAAGCTTTCGCCAGTTTGACTGCTGCTTCTCGGACATGTTTGGCGGCATTGGAATTGCCGCGATTTCAGGGTCGATTTCTGGTTGTTGTTTCCCAAAATCTGTCTGAAAATTTGCACTAAACGGATTTTGTATTTCTTGTTTAGGCTCAGGCTTTTCCGTTGGTATATTTCTTTGATATGCAGATGAATTGTCCGAAGAATTGTCCGAAGAATTGTCCTCTGCTGCATCTAAGGCTGAGTCAATTGAATCACTAAGTGACTGGCTAATTGGGTCGGCATCTAGCCGGGCTGCTCCACCATCGGGATTTGCTGCCGTGATCTCTGGTACTGTGTCGTCGGTGTCGATCATATAATTACATTGTGGTGTGACTGCCAGACGCTGAATCGTCTGCTTGCGGGATGTCCGCCAAGATGTTTTCAATTGCACGAATGATGCGCTCGCACCCTTCTTTGTGCTTTGCCTCTAAAGCAACAGACTCAATTGTGGTTCCAAGCAGCGGCGGAACTTGGTCCCGTAGATACTTGAGAAGTCGTCCCCCGGTCTGTTGGTGGTATTGCCTAAACCGTGCTGAGTCTGCGGAATTCCATTGATCCATATTAAGCTGCTGTTGGTGGTCTTGGTGGTGTTGCTACGTTAGAAATCATCGCATTCTGGTTTGGTGTATTTTGCGTGTAAACTTCACCCATATGTTTTTGTGCAGCCGCCGTTTGTTGCCGAAATCCGCCTTGATGCGCGGCTGCGGGGGTAAGGTCTGGAGGGGGCGGAGTATTGTGACCCTTTGTAAGATGGTCGTGCGCCTGCCTGTACATCTGTTTGTATTTTCCAACAGCGTCCGAAGGCATTCCCTTGGCTTCCGCCGCTTGAATATGCATGCCAAAATGCTCCATAGCATTTGTAAGCATCCCAACAAATTCAGGAGTTAATCCTCCCGCAGGAACATTCTGAACAGCAGGCATCAACTTTTGAACCATTGTGTCGAGATGCACTTGATCGTTGTCTCGAGGCGAAACTGGAATGTTTTGACCAGCAATAATAGACTGAAGCTCAATAATTTGCTGTCTAGTAGCTTCAATTGCCATTGCTTCCACTTGATCCTTTGGAAGAATAACTTCGTTGGCAGTTGTTTGGCCAAGCTTCTTGACCCAGTCCAATTTCATCAGGGCATCTTGATTAATGTTTGGATTGCCCATGTACCGTTGAACCATGACATCCAAAATTTGGTTGTCTTGCGCCGAATTGTCGGGAATTAACTCACTTGCTGGGCTGTAAGCCATCAGAAGAATGTCTGCTGGGGAGATGTTTTTTTCCATCATCTCAAGGCAGCAATTGATGGCATCCTCATCCAAGTGTTCTGGAATCTCAAATGGAACTAAAAACGGAGGAAGCTCGAGCATTGAACGATCAAATGCATCAACCACCTCGCGACGTGCCCATATTGCGTGCTTTTCTACCTGCCGAGCAAGGTCGAGCTTGCCTTTAAGGTCGGCTGCGGCTTTAAGGTGCTCGGGATGACAGATGCCACGCTGCATGCGCTCGACACCGTGCGAGAATTGACGAGAAAATCGCATGAGAATGCCTTGCCGAAGCTGGTTCTCAATAGCCGCCACTCGATTGACTTCTGATGCCGTTTTCTTCCCCTGCGTCTCAATTGGTGACCCGGGTAAAAATGTTCCAACTTGAATTTCTGCAAGCTGTGAAACAAATCGGTCGAGCTGCAAAAAGTCATCAACGTCAGCCGGGAGGCCCTGTGGCACAACATCGTACCCTTCGGACACAAATGCTACGGGATGATGAACCGTCAGCGGAGCCATGTTTGGCTTTGCTGTTGGTCCTTTTTTGAGCAGCAACAAGCCCTTGATGTAGCTGTTATCCACCACCAAATTTCGAGCCTTATCTACGGCGACGTGGGTGTTGTACAGGTCTCTGCCAGCGCCCCGGGAACTCATCAGGTTTCCTGATCCGATCTCGACTGCGAAGAGCGCAAGTGTTTCGGACATGCGGTTATAGCGATCAACCTGCGTACAAATTTCGTCTCCGCTCTTATCATCGAAAAGGAAGCGGGATATTTTCCCGTGCGGTTCTTTGACCAAGATTTCACCCAGTTCCACATATTTCGCATCGTTCTCATAGCTGGCTCCGTAGGAACCTTCCCGCTGCCAGTCTTCGTACCTGCGAGCGTCGTCATCAGCATCGAGCGTGCGCCCGGCAGGGATGGCGTTGTTGATGGCCTTAACTAGGTTTTTGATGTGCCACCCGGCCAAAATGGACATCTGTTCATTCTCGAGGATCGGTAAAAGCTCGGCAATTTGATATCGGCGCTTCCTTGCCCAAATAGGAGTTGCGTCTGAAAGCATCGGAGTTTCAATGCTAAAAAACGTATAATCCTGTCTGAGAAACTCGGGTTTCCAGTCCCGGGTGTCGTCCCAGCACCACCCGCAATATCCAAAGGTCGTATTTTCATGGACGGTCTGTGCAACCAAATCATCAAATCCGTTCCACCCCCGGATGCATTTGGTGATCGCATTCCGAAACACTTTTGTCTTGTGTTCGGTGTCAATTCCGTCCACTGGGTACTTTGCAAATGTAAGTGTCGCAGCTTGTTCTATGACTTCTCGGAACGGTGGCTGGATACGACTGACCATAGTCGAAATAAAACCAGTAGGCCGATTACTGCGCCAATTCTGACCCATTGATTCGAGCTTTTTTGGCTGATATGGAGGTTCATTATTTAATTTTTTCTGGATTAATTGATTCTTTCGATTGCGCTCGACGTTCTGCTGTTTGAGCCTGCGGTAAGCTGAGTGGGCCTGTTGGGCATCTTTAAATGTACGGCGGACCTTGAGCGTGTCTGGATCAACAGTGTCGGTGTTTCCAACGTCCGGGTCCTGCACGTCCAGCCCAAGGATGCGTGGCTTCTCGTGGTGATCGCTCACCCGAGGGGATTTGTCGGCAAACTTGTCAGTGATTCGAGGGTCGAGAGGCTTTATGTTGGCCATATGCTATAGTGTGACCCAGCAGGCGTTGGGTAGGTTTGTTGCTCGTTGCAGGACCGAGCGGTCCATGAAGATTGCAGCCCGATTGTCGTGGCGCATCAGTGTGCAGCCTCCGAGGACGGCGGAAGATTTAGTGTCCCGGGCTTGTCGCACCGAGGCGCACAGCCTGTCGGTGGAAGCAATGCAAGAATTGCAGCCGCCCCTCCAATTGACGTTGTTTGGGCAGGCCCGGCAAATCTGCGCCCGAGTCTCGGCGAGGTCATCTGATACCAGTGGATGCGGTTCGTTTGAGTGCAGAATTCCTTTTGCCCACGTCCCAATGTCGTTCATCAGCTCGCCAGTTGCGGTTGTAGCGTTCACGCTGGTAATTGCAACCATATCCACGCCGTGGCAGAAGTTTGGCCAGTTCGAGCAGATGTAGCTTGCCACGTCCCCCTCGATGTCACCCCCGGGTAAGTGATTCTCGGCTCGGTACGTCTCCACGGCCTTTAACAGGTCGGCATGGCTGTACCCAGTCAGCTTTACGTCTGACTGGTAGTAATGCCATCCCCCGGGAGGGACCATGCCCATGATTGGTTTTGCCATTACCGTGCTTTTTGCTTTGTGAAGTTTTCAAGCAATGCAAACGGGTCTTTCCCGTAGGCTGCAAGGTAATCATTGGTGTCAATTTCCAAGCCAAGCCCATGCGCTTCTTCTTCGCTCCAAACAACCTGTGCGTACTTTAAATTGTGCTGTTTTATGAGCGCATCTTGTTTTCCTCCTACCGAAGCCTGAAGTTCAAAATTAGAAGGAATCTCTTTAAGTCGGTTAACCCAGAAAGAAACTGATTTTGTGAATGCCCAAAAATGGACATTTGGATGTCTGGAGGCAAAGAGTAGCCAGCCGTCAAAGTACGCTTGCGAAAAGAAGTCTCCCGCTGCGTGGGTGCGAACTAGCCGAGCTTTTTTGGGCAGGCACTCCAACACGTCTGCAACTTCTTCTGGGGTCTTTCCCTTTACTGCATCGAAGTTGCACCACAACCTTTTTCTTACGCTTGGGTATCGCTCTGTCATTGCGCTATAGCAGCGAAACTTTTGCTTTGGACCGTGCGTGATTGTGCCAGTAACCCTGTCCGCTTTTGACAAACACGCTTCAGCAGATGGACACGTCCAGCCGCTAGGAAGATTCCAAGCGTAGGCGCTGGGGTCAAACAGGTATCGATTAGCTTTTGTGAACGCCGGGATCATATCATAGGACAAACTCATGGTGACACTTCGGGCAGATTGTCGTGTCACTGTCAGGCTTTTTGGGCTTTTCGTCAGGGATTTCGGGTAGCTCGTCAGGAGAGCCAATCATTTCGTCAAGCTCCTCCTGCGTGAACCCAAGCTTCGACATGTCAAAGCCTTCTTCTCTCAGCTCATCAATCTCGGCGGCGAGAACATCAAAGTCCCATGTTGCCATTGTTGGGAGCTGATTGTCTGCAATCGTGTATGCCTTCACTTGGGCGTCTGTCATGCTGTGCAGCACAATGCATGGCACTTCCTTGACGCCAAGCTGCTTGGCGGCTTCCATGCGACCGTGGCCAGCAATAATGCGCCCAGAAGAGTGGATAAGTATTGGGTTGGTGAACCCAAACTGCTGAATGCTTTCCTTCAAACAGATAATCTGGGCCAATGAATGCTGCCGAGCGTTCCTGTTGTAGGGGATCAGCTCTGCTATGGGCCGCATGACGACCTCGAGTCGGTCTTTATTCGTGGCGCTTTTCATGGGTGGGACAAAGAAAGACCTTCATGCCGTTCGCCAGCGTGACCTGCTTTGATGTGAGTGTGCCGCATTTATTGTATTCCATGCCCCCAGCGCCCTTATACGACTCAACATGGCCGCACTCGTGCAGCTTGCGTGGCTTGGGGTCTTTCTGGGCTTTAACTGGTTTGTAATCCTTCACAAGAGATTTATGACGGTATTCTATTTCTTTTTGGATTTCAACCGAATGTATACCGTGAAGATGCCGTTGCACTGTTTGCAGTCTTCCGACTCATCAATGTAAACAATTGACCGAGCGTTAACCCCGGTTGTATGCCCGCACTTTGTGCAGTACTTCTCATTGTCCCGGACAAACACTTTGCGCTGCTCTCGTTTAAGTCGCGTCATGGTTCTCGGAAGTGAGTCAGGGACGTTTACTGGGCCAAACCACACGAGGCAGTCATCGGAGACCAAATGTTCTTTCGCAATGTCCGCTCGAATATTTTCCAACGTATACGTCTGTTGGTCTTTAATTTGTTGCTGCTCTCGTTTTTCAGCATAGTACAAAAAGCCAATCCAATAGATTCCCGGCTTATCAGGTCTTTTGGTTGCGTAAAGGGTCCAGCTTTTCTTGCCTCTGTTTTGCATAGATCAATTCGTTCGTCTTCCAAGTTTATATACAAGAGGGGGTCATTCGCAACCGGGGGAGATTATACTATTAACCCCAGTGGGGTCGGATTTTTTTGATTCCACCTTGCATGCCAACATTACAGCCAATTAAACCTATAATTTGTAATGCTTTACAACATAAACCTTGCCGTCTAAACCAATGTGTTTAAATTTTTTCACTTCCGCGTTTCTCTCTTTTAAAATTCTACGGACAACCTGATGGTCTCGTTGCGTTTTTTCGCAAATCTCAGTGATTGTAAACCATCCCGGTGGCGCAAGCGGGATATTAATTTCCGCAGCCAGCTCCTCTAGCCAACTCACATCGGCAGGCGGAATGTTTTGTTTTTTGTTTCCTTTGCTAGCCATACAATTGTCTCGTTATCAGCATATTCCCCAAACGCAAATCCTCTGCTCCAGCTTGTCGTTGCCCGTCTCAGGGCTGCATATCCCATTTCCTCTGTTTTCCCCAGCCATCCAACGCAGTACCCCGTTGGATGCGCCCGGTTCCTGCCCTCGGCCTGCGTAACTCGATGCAAGTGAGCAATAACCACCTTTTGGGCACTTCCGTGGCATACCGCTTCTGCATGATCCCTAACGGCCTGCTCATTTATCATATAACCGTGTCCAAATAAGCAATCTCCGTATTGCCGCCAGCCGTTCTGAAACGAATACGGGACAACCTCGCACCGAATCTCCTTAGCCCGGTCAGTGATCTGGGCGTAGATTCGAGCGGCCAATGCCGACACAATTGCACGTGGCGATTCCATCAATGTGAACAGCCTGTTCTCATGGTTACCCAACAAATAAACAGACGGCTCAAACCTCGATATAAAGTTCAGCCCGTCGTTCAAATCTCCCTCCGGGTCAGCAGCATCGTCAGCCGTTCCCACTGCCCCAGCCCTCAAGCAGGCTAAATCAATGTGGTCTCCCAGTGCTATACAGGTATGGGGCTTCCACCTCTCCTTAAACGCAAGAACTTGCTTTAACAGCGATTGGTCAACGAGATGGCCGTGCGTGCATCCCACTGCCATGAATCGTTTCCATTTGCGTGTAATATTCATACAAGCACTTGTTTCTGTATGCCTTAGCGTTTTTATTCCGAGAAGTCCACAAAGCTCACTGAAGAATCTACCAGAGAAACAAGTTCTTTCTCAACTACTTCTGGCTTCTTTTCACTCATAGTCGCCACATTCCCGCCCCTCTGCCGCATCAAATGTACCAGCATCGATAACGAATCCAGCGCATCAGGGCTCCCTAGCCGTGTCCGTTTGATATAGTCCTTCTTACTCTCCACCCGCACCAGTCCCTTGCCCTTCTGCATGTAGCGCCGGGAGATAGCCTGCTTCGTCAGGTCCTCATTGCGGAACCCGGGGCTGATCTTGAGCCACTCGAACTCGAGGTATTTGCCAAGCGCAAACAGCAACTCGGTCACCAGTCCGTTGTACAATTCATTTGCCTTCTGACTGTCGTCCCCCATCACCGGGGTCTCCGTAGCCGCCCAGCTATAGTTTAGCCCCATAACGTCTGCCCCAAACGTCGAGCACAACACATCGTGAATCCCAGCCCCGTTCCCGGTACGATCTACGCACAACCATCTCGGGCCGATCTTCATCTGCTTGCAGAACTTCGTGATGGCCTGCGCCTGCTCGAGCGTAGCCGCCTTCGGAAAAGGCATCTGGCTGTCGAGCTGCAACATCGTCCGGGGCCGCTTGAACTCGTGGAACTTCCCGCTCCTGTCCGTCCAGCCGTCGCTCAATCCAAACCGTCCGTAGGAGCACAGCACTTGGTCAACGCCTTCCAGCGCCAAGTCAAAGCTGGCCAACGGTACGACCGGGCCAGTGAAGCGAATGATGCCCTGTGCGTTGTCCATCATAGCCGGCGTGATGATCGACATGGCTATCCCCTCCTCCGGGAACCAGCCCCGGGCCATCGTGGATGCCTCTGCCGTGCGTCCCTTGCTGACGTAAGCCATGAAGCCCTCGTACGTCTGGAGCCCGTGGAAGATGACCTTCCGCTCCTTCACGTTCTCGCAGTCGGCTGCGTCGAGGCGGATGACCTGCCAGTCGTCCCGGCTCCGCCAGTCCCGGTCCAGCTCCATGTCTATGCTGCCCCACCCAAACTTTGGCTCGCACCGCTGCCCGAATTGGCTGGTCCTGTCTCGAGGATTGCTGGCCGCAAACACCTTGATGCGCCCGGGCGTCGAGGAGTCAGCAGCCGTCAAACAGTTCATCACGCCAGCCCAGACGCCGTCCGGGACCTCCTCCGCCTCGTCCAACACGATGTGCGTCCGGGACACCTTGCCCCACCGAGGATGAGCCGGGCCAAACCGGGGCGACGGATGGAAGCCGCGCAGGCTCCCGTGGCCGCTCTCCCCCTTGGGTATGGCCACAAGGTGGATGCCCTGCTTGCTGTCGGTCGTGCTCTGGATGCTCGTGGCGAGGTCGTCGTCCATGCCACCCGGGCGGATCAGCGCCGTCCTGTGGAACGTCTTGATCGAGGCAAAGATGTTCCGAGTAGCGTGCTGGGCCGTTAGGGAGACGACCTTGACGCAGGTCCAGTCCGGGTCACGATACCAGTCGAGGTAAAACCATGCCGCTGCCCCGTAACTTTTGCCCATCGAGCCTGCGCCCTGAACCAACAGCTTGTCGGTCCCCATCAGGCCCTCCCATACCCGGCGGCAGGACTCGGGCCTCCAGTCGAACGCCCCGGGTCCCCACAGCAGGATGGCCGCAGGCTCAAACAGGTCGGCGTCGAGCAGGTGCTGGACGTAGCCCCGGACGATCTTCTCCGCCATCGCTTCGGTCAGCGCCAGCTTGCCACGGTGCTGGAGTGCCGCCGTGGCGATGTACCCGGCGCAGCGGATCAGCCCACGCTCCTCGCTCGAGTCGGCCAGCTCCCGGGCCTCCGTTGCGATGCGGATGGCCCGGGCGACCGGGGGCGGCAGGGTCGTCAGCAGATCGTCTGACATCAGAACAGGTGCTGGTCAAAGCAGGTGATGACCGCAATGGCGAACCCGGCGAGCATCAACAGCATGACGAAGTCGCTCCACATAAAGCTGGTGGACATGATCATGGGCGCAGGATGATACGGCCATTGCTCCGACCCAGAGGCTGCACAAACAAGCCTGTAGCGTCCCGGCGGACCCGCAGGCGCTGGGTCTGCCCGAGCAACCAACCGGGGTTGGCTGTGGCCCCGCTGCCCGTGGGCTGCGTCCGTTTAAAGACGGCGAAGGTCTTGGAGACAGCCACGCAGAGAAACGTCAGGTCGGGCATGACTGCGGCCTCGGTGTTGTTCTGCACGTCGTATGGGCGCAGTCCGTAGTTGGTCAGTGAGTTGGTGTAGGTGTTACCCTCGGTGAAGTAGGTTGCCATAATAGGTGTAGGTTGCTGATTGGTTGATGTTTACGAGCTAAAAGCAGTGGGGTTTTCCACTCCATATGACTGCCATTGTATTGTGTTATACGGAAGTGATTGAATTTACGTTGTTTACAAAGGTGACGTTGCAGACTGCTTCAGGATATCATCCAAACCGGGCTGGTCCATTGGCGCGGACTTGTACAATAGCTCTGCGGCCTCCGGGGCAACGACGATGGCCTCCATCCATTCCCGGGGCGGGTTGGGGTGGTTGCGGTGGTAAACCTCGAACGTCAGCTTCACGTCGGACCCGGCGTCAGGCTGCACGTTGTCTGCCAGTTCGCCGGCGAGCTTGGCGTCGGCCATCAGAGCGCCCAGACGGTCGAACGTGGCCTCGAGCTTGCCGTCGGCCCGTTTGACTACCTTGGTCGGCACAGTGCCTTCAATCATCTGGCGCAGCAGGTCCCGTTTATTGTCGATTGCCATCAGGGACCGACAGTTGACCTCGGTCTGGATCTCGGCAATCCGGGCCTTAATGTCGGCCTTCTTGTAGAGCTGGTAGCCGATCTGCCCGGGGTTGTTGGCATGCGGAGCCAACTGGGTGTAAGCGGCCTTACGGTCCAGCCCTTCGGCAACGAGCCAGCAGAATCGCTCGTGCAGTCTGTTGGTCAGGCGAGGCATGATCAGCGGTTTGGAGCAGCGCCGGCGGAAAGGGGGGCGCGACCCACAGTGTTGGAGTTTGTTGGCATTTGTAGTACTTTTGGGTTGGATTATGACACTTTGCATCATTGAGGTCAAACGGATGGTTTCCGGCGTTGTAGCTTGGATTGTTAAAATATACGAAAAAACCGTCAAACCACTTGATTTGGCTTGACGGTTTTGAGTACCCTTATTTCCGACAGGCTATCGATGTACGGCGGATAGAGCGGCGTTTAGGGCATGGGCGACGGAGTTGATCGGTGCGACTTTGCGGCCTTGGGTTCGCTTGTAACTGGCGGCTGATCGATTGATGTTTTCGACCCGATGAGCAGCCTTGATGGCCTTGGCGGCTTCAGCCTGCTGTTTTTTAGCTATGAGTGCCGGGGGCGACTCGTGGGTGAGATCGCCGTTTGTCAGCTCTTCGTAGACTGGGCAGATGTCCCGGTGCAGGTCGGTTAGTTCGGCCCCGCAGGAGCAGGCGACGGTACGGTTGTGGAATCGTTTACTCATAACATTAATGGATGGGTTTGTTGTTTGGGTTTACTACCCCTTTGCTGCTGCGATGAGTGCGTCTGCGTAATCTACGGATCTGTCTGCAATTGTGAGTCCCCAAGTGCCATTAGCGATAAATCCTTGCATTGCCATCGCCGCAATTTCCAGCCGTGAAGGTTCTGGGCGGGTTATGGTGGGCGGGATAACTGGGGCCAAGTTTTGCAGCGTTCCGATTTCGGCCAAAGCGTTCTTTAATGCTTCTTTGAGACGCTCCACCTCAGCGCGGGCTTCGTCGCGTTCCTTTATCTGACGAGCCTGTGCAAAGGTCTGACGAGCCTGTGCAATGGCTGTGTGCGCGGTCTCTGCAAGGGCTTTCTCAAGCTTTTCCAGTTCGTGTTCTTTGCTGACTCGCCGGGCGTTTGCTTGGCCCTCGAGCAGCTCGGCCCGTTCGGAGTCAACGATGACTGTGACGTGGGGGTGACGGTTGTCTGCGAGCCACTGCATGAGTGGCAGGGCTGCTTCCCGGAAGGCTTTGAATTCTTGTTCGATCATGGTGTTTTGGTTTGATGAATGATTGTGGTGTTTTAGAGTGACGGCCTAACCAAACGCTGGGCGGCGTTGGTGACGTGGACAGGAAGGCCCCGGCCCGTCGTGTGACGGTGTCCGGGGCATTCTGTTGTTTAGATGATTCTGGCGGCTTGGAATGCGAGGGTTTCTACGATGTTTTTTTTGATGTCTTTGGCTTCTTTTTGGGTATAGCCAAACTCGGTTATGTGTTGGACGAACCGTTTAGGGTCGTCGTTGATGTACATGATCAGGATATCAAGGTCGTACCAATCGAGTTGGGGCGAGAATGGAAACATGAACGCAGGGGTGCGCTCGCCGACGCAGGCTCCTGCGACGTTAAAGTCGAAGAACTCTTGGGCGTCTTCTGCTGACATCCCGGAATCCTGCATGATGCCGTCAATGGTGCGTTCTTGGTCATACACAGCAATGGCAGTGTGGTTTATGAACGCGACACCGATGAAGGCTTTATCGTGGCCGTCTGCGAGCATGATTGGCTCTTCCGGGGCGACAATCTCGCAGAACTCTTCAACTACGGCTCGTCTCATGTTTGGCCCGGAACAGGTTGATAATGTGTGTGATTTTGATGGGCTTGATGGTTTGGATGGTTTTTTCATGGGTTGGTTATTCGTCGTCGTCTTCTGTTTCTGGAACAGGTTCGCCCTTTAGGTATTCCAAGTCTGGAAAGTACGGGTCCACCTGTGATTTCTTGAGCACAAATACGCCTCTCAAATCCGGGTGATCCCGGAGGATGAAGCGGACATATACGGCTGCGAGCGGATCGCTTATCTTGAATCCTTCGGTTTTGACGGTCTCGACGTTGATCTTCCAGCGCAACACCTCGAACAGCATGTTGATGCCGATGTTTCTCTGTCCTGACCGCGAGACCTCGTAAGCCATGTTTACCAAGATGGGCATGACGTGAGGATTAGCCTTGTGATAAATGTGATACCGCTCCCAAAGGGTCTTCTTCCGTTTCTTGGGCTTGTCAAAGTCGAACTCAGGATGGTCAGTCATGGCCCCCTCCGTTCAGCTTGTCAAAAAACAGCATGCTGCCAGCGATTTCGGCAAGAGATGAATCACACGGATTGATCCCGGTTTCGTCGCACCACTGCGCTGATAAATTGCACCCAGCCGTTGCTGCGTCTTTGATATCCATTGCAGTCTGCACAAAAGCCGCAAACAAGATCCCTGCCTTTTGAGTGTTGCTCAACTCACCTTTGACGCACAAAGGCCGGATCGCCATTTCGCAATCATTTTCTTTGTAAAAAAGAACAGCGAGACACTGGTTAGCTTCTGCCGGAATTTCAAATATGTGTCGATTCATAATTTCCCTGCCTTGCAAAGATCGAGGGTTTCTAACCATTCGAGGCACTTGTTCCCGCTGTGCTGCACAACGGTTAGCCGGGCAGCATCACAGAGCGCCGTGAGTGCCTTTACTGTGGCGTTTAACCTACGAATCTCGGCCTCGGCCATTTCGAGAGCATGGTCTTCGTCCATGATTGGAGTAGGTTGGTTTGTATTTCTCATTACAGACTTTTGATTTTGAACACTGTTGCCAACACAGCCCGGCTGGTTTGCGAGATTGAAAGCGTCGTGGGTCCTTCGTCAGGCGTATGAAAACTGGCGACGTTGACGCCGTGCTCAAGCAGTGTGGCAATGGCCTGCCGCTCGAAGTTCCCAATGTTTTCGTCGTAGGGCAGCGTGAGGCTGCGTCCCCGGGCCTTGTAGCTCAATTTGACCCGGTCTCCACGCTTGGCCGTGGATGGCAAGTATCGCACTTCGATCTCGTCGTGCTTTGGAATTTTGGTTGCGACCTCAAGTGTGAGTTCGCCAATTGATTTGATGGTTGGCTTGGTTTCGTCTGACATATGTATCTGCTTATTTGAGTGGGGCTTGATTGCCCCCTGCTACCTACGGTTTGTGCCCGTGGACAGAAACCGTAGGCAGACGGGGACACTCACGCTATTTGAGCGTCAACGCAACGGTCGCCACGCACCCATGCGGAACGTCGGCGAGGCAGTCAAAAACTGCCCTCGAATGGGCGTTGAGAGCAGCCTGTTTGTTTCCGCTGTAGATTGCTTCGTCGATCTGGTCCCGGTTGGAATCCTTAATCTGCGTGACGTAGTTGCGGTCGTGGCGAGAATACCAAGTCTCGACAAACCGGGCGTCGTGATCTGGCGTGGCTTTGATGTAGTCGTGGAGGTGCATTAGGCAAGTGAGGCTGTGATGTGTTTAGTTGGTATGTCCCAGAGCGCACTGGCGGCAACCAGAGCGTCCCAATGGGATTCGGCTTTGATGATGGCAAAGAGTCCGGGACGGTAGTCCGCTTCGACTCGGTAAGTGAGCAGGCTGAACATATGAATGTATCGATTTGCGGGTAATGGGCGGGGGATCGAACCCCGCCCGGGGTGAGTGATTAAATGAACTTGGCTTCCAGCTCTGCGTAGCGAGCTTTGAATGCTTTGCTGTTGGCCCGGCCAGCTTGCTTGGCAATGCACTCGATTAGAATGCCGAGCGCCCGGCCTTTAGGGGCGTGACCTTGAAGCAACGCCGTTGTGATGGAGCACAGGAAGCCGCCTGCAAAGCCTTTTGTCCATGCGTCGAGGGTAGAGTCACCAACTTCGCTTAGAAGCGCCTTGGCGAGGCTCCCAGCCGCTGCGGCGGCGGCTTCCCGTTCGGGAGCAAGAATAGCGTTGATGATGGCGGCAGTGCGACCGTTGTCAGTGTCGGCCTTGAAGCAGTTGCCAGAAAACCACTCGCAGTAGCCTTTGTCTTCGGCCAGAACGTCGGTCACCGAGCGGCCAGCGTATTTGCCGCCTTGGAACACCGAGAAGTCGGTGGAGGCGACACGGGCTGCTTCAGCCGCCCGGCGGGCCTCGGCCTGCTCCCGGGAGATGCGTGCGATCTCGTCGAGGTCGAAGCTGACGACGCCGCTGAACTTAGCGCCGGGGTAGTTTTTGGACAGGTACTCCCGGGCGGACTCGAGCGCCTGTGCTTTGTCGGTGCTCAGGTTCTTGATGTAGACCGAAGCGTCGTCGATCTCGGTGCTTACGTTGCCTTCGTCGTCCCTGCTGTGGCGGGTCCGGGTCCCGTAAGCCTTGAGTGTGTAGAACCCGCTTTTGTCACCAGTCGAGATGCCAAAGTAGCTGACAGTGATGAGGTTGCCGTAGATGTCGGATAGGATGATCATGTATCGATGTATGGATGAGATTGGACTGACAAGAAGGATCTAAACACAGTATCGGACGACGGTCACGATTTATTTAAGATTAAATTGCAGCACCATCATAAGTTGCTGATTTTACCTTGCTTGCGTGTGAAATTATTTTTCCCATTTTCATCACCAGTTTGTGTCTTCAGGTTCACCGTCTGGCTCAAACATCTCTCCGCAATCAACGCATTTAGCTGTTTCTGTTCCAGTTGGAATCACAACACCGCCGCAGTTTGGGCATTCTGATTCTTCTTCGTTTCGGGGGTCTGAGTCCCCGGGAAATCCTGTGCAAATCATTTTATTTTTCCAGTTTTGATGATGTTGATGGGGACTCACGCAAATGTAAGTTGTTCTTTCTGTTTGGTTTTTCGACAAACAAATGGAGTTAATGGCGACGTATTAGGCGTTGGCTTTTGACGTGCCCAGTTTTCTAAACCAGCGGTCTGTTTTCGATCTCCACGATTCCAACCAGTGCCATCGCAAGATTCAACGCCAAGTTGTTCAAGATAACTTAATTTTTCAGGCGAATTGCAACGCAGTAAATGCACTCTTGGAAATTCCCGTGCCCACATTTCAACAGTCGCCCATTTCCATTCTGTTGTGCCTCCAACACACACCACATCGGGCTTTAACGCTTGAGCATCTGCCACTGTCATTCCATCTTGCACTGCTAGTGCCTTTGGAAATGGAACATCGTTTTTAAAAATTTTCCACCGATCTAATGTTGCTTTACTGTTCCCGGGAACGTCAGGAATAATCGCCCACAAAGGTGGGGTTGGTTGAGCTTCAGCCCAAAAAATTAACCGTCGCCATGCATTCACATTCCAGCTCATTTCATTCCAAAAATTAGTTTTGGAGTCCCATGCTGCAAACGCACCATTATCAAGTGCATAAGGAAGCCACGGCCACGGACCTCTTTCACCTCCCGGCGAAAATAAATGACCAATTCGACCAGTTTCTCGTGCAAGGCAATGCCAAAACCAGCCTGAAGCATTTGATGGCATTACGATCATTGTTTTTGTTTGGTTAATGCTTCTAATTTTGTCTTCAAGACGGTTCTCGATTTTGCCGATGCCAATTGTAAACGCTGGTAATCAATCAGCCTTACAACCCGGCCAACAAGAGAATCCTCAAGATGTATTGGTTCATGCACTTCCAAATCGTCGCAACTTTTTTCAATTGCATTGAATTGATCTAACATGATCGATACCTTGATTTTAAGGTCGTCTCTTTCAATCCGTAACAACTCAATTTGTTGCAGTTCCGTGAGGATAATTTGATT